TGCTCTTAATCAAGCAAAAGATTATTTAAAAAATTGTTCATTAAGAGAAACAGCATCTTGGCTACATAGAAAAACAGGAAGATACATATCACATGTCGGACTTAAAAAACGAATCGAAAGAAGTAGCTCCCCCGAAGCCGAAGAAAGTAATTCAAAAGAAAGCCAAGAAGTCAACACAACAGATTCTAGCTCGCAGTCGTAAGAAAGTTGCAAATGCAGAACAATCTCTAAGATCTGCCAAACAGTCAGCAGAAAATATTAAAACTAAACTGTTAACTATAGATAAATCTTTACAAGGTAAAGACACGCAACTACTTACGGAAGATCAAATCGAGAGTGCTCCTAAGACTGTACAAGAGCACATAAACCAGCAAGAAGTTATCTTCAAACCTAATTCAGGTCCACAGACAGAATTTCTTGCAGCTTCCGAAAGGGAAGTATTTTATGGTGGAGCAAGAGGCGGTGGTAAATCATATGCGATGCTAGTAGACCCGCTTCGATATTGTTCCAATGCTAATCACAGAGCACTCCTAATTAGAAGGACAATGCCTGAATTGAGAGATTTAATTAATCACTCTCAACGTTTATATAGCAGGGCATTTCCAGGAGCAAAATGGAGAGAGCAAGAAAAAGAATGGCGATTCCCATCAGGGGCAAAGATAGAGTTCGGATACGCAGAGAATATGACAGACGCTTTACGTTACCAAGGTCAATCTTACACATGGATAGGAATAGACGAACTACCACAATATCATTCGCCAGATATATATAATTTTTTACGATCTTCTTTAAGGTCAGTAGATAAGGATATTCCTGTGTTTATGAGATCCACTGGTAATCCAGGTAATGTTGGTTCACAGTGGGTACGAGAAATGTTTGTAGAACCAGGAGAACCAAACAAATCGTTTGATGTAAATATAAATACTCCTAATGGTAATAGAACTATTACGAGAAGATTTATACCTGCTAAACTACAAGACAATCCTTACTTGATGCAAACAGATGATTATTATATCATGTTAGCATCGTTACCAGAAATACAAAGAAAACAATTTTTAGATGGAGATTGGGATGCATACGAAGACTCAGCGTTTCCAGAATTTAATAAAACAACTCACGTGGTCGAACCTTTTGAAATGCCTAGGAGTTGGTATAAATTCCGTGCTGCTGATTGGGGTTATTCTTCTCCTGCTTGTGTGCTTTGGTTTGCTGTGGATTATGATAACAATCTCTGGATCTATAGAGAATTGTATACCAAAAAAGTTACAGCGGATCAGTTCGCTAGACAAGTACTTACTTTAGAACATGGTGAATATATACACTACGGTGTATTAGATTCTAGTACATGGGCTAAAAGAGGTGATGTTGGTCCAAGTATTGCAGAGACTATGATACAAAATGGTTGTAGATGGAGACCATCAGATAGATCACCTAAAAGCAGAATTAATGGTAAGTTAGAAGTTCACAAAAGATTAGCTGTGAAAGATAACCAACCAGGTATAAGAATTTTTAAGACATGTAGAAATCTAGTTAGAACTTTAGGAATGTTACCTACCGATGATAAAAATCCTGAAGATGTAGATACTCATGCAGAAGACCATGCCTATGATGCATTAAGATATGGATG